CCACGGGATGCATGATGGGTGGCAAGGTAGCCAAGCTGTTCCGGTCCGTGCGGCTGTCGCGCTCAGTCTTTACGCTGTCCTGATAGCCGCGAAGTATCTCGGGGAACGTCTGGATGTCATACATCCGCTTAGAGTCGTTGCTGAGACGGGTAACAACGAATGGATAATCATTGTATCCGTTCAGCAATTCAAATTTGGCGTAGGCTTGCACATCAGCCGCTCCCGTAAACTTGGGGTGCATGATGGTGCGGTAGATGCCTTCGCTGCCGTCCTCTGGGTCAATGAGCCGCTGGAACGCATAGACAATTTCAATGAGTTCGTCCGCCTCATACTGCTGGCGATATTTGGAAAGACCAGTGGAGCGCGTGCCATAGACGCTTTCCATGTTGTAGGTGTTCACCCCACGGAAGTGGGACACCACATACTCCGCCCAGTCCTCATCCCATCCATCAGACGTTACACAGGAAAGAACTTCTTGGACGGTGAGGAAGGTGCGATAGAATACAAACGGGGCGCGTTGTGGGTCCAAACAATAGGACGGGAAGAACACGTCTCCATCAGGGGCGCAGGCTTGGACGTAGGGCCGGTCAATGCTCAGACGACTAATGGGAAGCTCGCTCACTCCCTTCTTTCGTAGCTCTACCAATGCTTTCTTGGCGCGGCTATCTACCACATCGGGATATACCGTGCGAAGCATATCAATCACTTCCTTGTCGTTCTTGCCCTCAATGATGAGCTGGGCAAGTTCAGGACTGGTAACAGCAATTTGCTGTAAGTCGATTTTTTGTAGAAATTTCTTTTCCATCCTCTCCCATCCAACGTAGGTAATCATCAACCCACGCTCCAACAGGTAGTTACCACCAAGCTCCATTTCCTCGCGGAAACGCGGGATGTAGGTGGACAGCATCCATTTAAGGAATGCACTCGTAACACGGGATCGTCCCGTATCTCCATGCTCAACAGGGTAGGCGCGGATGTTTGCCTTAGCCAAAGCAGACGTAAAAATAGAAACGTAGGTGCTAATCTTTTCGTCAATGACTCGCGCTTCCGTATCGGACGCACCCTCCCACGGGAACGCATCTCCACCATGTTTACGCAAGTCACTCGACTTACCGGGCCAATAGCATCGCCGCTGATCGGAGCTATTGACGCACTGATTGAAGTAGGTTCCTAGCTCCGTGGTTGTCCTATCGTATGCAGACTTTAGGGCAACGACGTTTGGACCATCACTATCTACAAATGTCAGGGCGTGTTGCTGTTGAGTTTCTTGCATAATTTTGCGTGGGATATTGCGCTCTTGATAATACCATGAACGTATTCCTGCGAACGCCCAATCTTGTCGGATAGCTCATCGGGGAATAGTTCCGACGAGTTCTGCTCCTTCCATCGCTTTATCTGTTCGTGGCGCAGAAGTCTATCGCTTTGCTCAAGCAACCACTTGCGGCTAACCGTAATATCAGGTGCTAAGGAATTCGTGTCGGTAGCTGGTGCCGTTTTCATCTGTAATAACTTCTACGTTAATTTGCTTGCCATCTAGTTTGTTGGTTAGACGGCGCGGAATGGCTACAATGGACTTACCTTCCACTCCCTCGACAGAAGCAAACACCCACTGTGGGTTGCGGGCCTGAGAAATAACATTGGCTTTCTTAAACCGAGGCTTGTCTGGCTCTACAGCATTGAGCGTTTCGACACTTTGGATTCTGGCTTTTACACTTTTAGCTTTCATCAATATCCTCCTTTGGAACGAGTTCTGGGTTGAGTTGTTTCATCTACAAAGCGAATGTTGTCAATGCACGCATAGCGGATGACATCTATTGGGTCTTTCCATGCTTCATCCGTTCCGCCGTCTCCTGTGTATTCCTGAAGGGCAGTGATGATGTTCTGGCAATTCTCCGACACATAGAAGTGCGGACGGTTGAGGCTATCCATCTTGGTCTTACGATTGTAGGCCATCTTGCTTTGAATAGCTTGGATGCCGTCCTCAATGTCTAGCCCCGGCGCAGGAATGAACGTAAGCCCGTTGTCTGCTAGGTCTTCAATGATGGAACTCGCCCCGTTCTGAGATTGATACTTGGCTGCGCCAAGGCGAGGGTCAATAAGCCGCTCCGTTATTGTTTCGCCATTGTCGCTCTCACAGCGAGTAATTAGTTCAACGTAGTCCCTAATGCCATAGCCCAACCCTTTGTTGCCTTCTCCGCCTATCCATCGTCCTCCATGCCACTTGGCCCAGTCTCCCACGTTCACATCCGGCCACTCACGATAGACGTAGTAGGTTTCGCTTTCATCTACAGCAATCCAGCACATGAACCAGTTCTTGCGCCCCGCTGGGTCTAAGATCATGTAGCGTGTTACATTATCACGCGGTATCTTATCATGCGGTATGACGTTAACCTCCCTAGAGAACATAGGGAACCTAGTGGACGCACTCTTGGTTGGAACCCCGTAGGCTCGCGTTAGGATTTCTTCCTCGCCCCTGCCTTGTAAATCCTGAGCAATACGATCATAACCGCCAAACGGATTGTCTTTTGAATGGAAATAAATGATTGCGCTGTTTCCATTCGCAGCGTGCTGAATAAACGGCACTGGTCGGTCGTTAAGTAGCTCCGCCGTTTTGGTTTCAACAGTTCTTGCTTTCTCAAGGTAGTCTCTAACCACCTCCGTGTAACCGTCAATCGGAGTGAACGTAACAATGACCTTGGCATTACGGGTAGCCAATCGAAAACGCAGAGTGCGTAGTAGCTCAGGGCCAATAAGGTATTCATCACACCAAGCCCCAAGATTGAGCCATACCGGTTCACGACTGCCCAGCTCCGCGCCTTCCAGAATAGTATCGTTGTTAAGAAATTGAGCATAGGTCTTAAAGATGATGTGGCTCCTAGTCCCCGGCAAAATTAGACTACTCTTAGAGAACCCGTTCTTCCGCGTGTAGCTAATGTTCTCCTCAGCACTAAGGGTTTTCTTTCTAAGCTCTTCAGGGAGAGCATCGTAAATGGCGCATTGTTGCTGGCGAATAGACACGTCTGCGTTCTGCGCGAAGCACATAATCACACTACCGGGATTGTCCATTGCGGCCTTCACCACGGCTGTTGCTGCCCACGTTGTCTTAGACGATCTATTGCCGCCGCTCACAAGTATCTCATTGAAAGACTCTAACAACTCCTCCGCTTTCTTCCAGTGAGGTAGTTTAAACCCATACCTGTAAGGGTCTCGTATGCTGTTCTCTATCGCCTGATGATAGATGTCGTAGAGACTAGCCAGAACTTCCGGCTGCATTTGCGCCATCTCCTCATTGGTTGGTGGCGCGAGAATAGCGTGTTTGCGCCAAATCATATGCTGATGGCCTCCTTCTGAAGCGCGGCCCTAGCATCCGCTATAGCCTTCATAGCATCCTCCAAGCTAGGCTTCCCGGCCTTGTGCTCCACCACCACCTTGTTCTCCCCTAGGGCCTGCATACCCTTATCCACGGCTATGCCATAGGACAACACCAAATCCCGAATGTTCACCTTAGCCAAAGCGTCAGGGTTGTTCGCCAGCATCTCTAGCTTCTGTTTAGCCAACAACCTCAGCCCTTCTGCCATCTCAAACCCATCTGCCGCCAACTGCTTCCGTCTCACCTCAATGGCCACCTCATGCCGCGCCTTCACCTTACTAATCTGATTGAACGAGAATCCCGTAGCCTCAGCTATCTCCTCCCAAGTATTCCCCTCCGCTAGTTGCTCCAAGCACAGCATAGCCTTCGTCGGCTCCCGCGCCTCTAGGGTGCGACAATCACTGTCCACTAGGGAGGACAATAGAACGGGGCTGATGTTCTCTAGGCTCATACTTTAGACAAATAGATCATAATTGACTCATACTTGAAACAATCCAGACATAGAATGCCAAACAAAAACAATGAAAAAAAGTCTTTAAGCATTATCCTTCGCTTGCGTATGGATTGTAACCAGCCCCCAAAATTTCTGTCAAGCCATTTGTTCAACTATGTTTTCCTGTTTTCTTCAACTATGTTCTACGTTCTCCTTTTAGGAGGGACCATTTGAATTATTTTTTTATGGGGGCGTTCTGACCAATTACAATAACCCCACCCCCCCCCACCCCCCACCCCCCCCCCCCCCAAGGG